TCGGCACTGACCGGGAGTTCCCCGCTATGACGATACCGGTTATTGTCACTATTGATGAGAACGGGATCAGCGCCGTACCGTTTTCGACGGTACTGGCTTACTTCCAGTCACAGTTCCGCGCGATCTACGGTGCCGACATCGTGATTGACCCCGACACCCAGGATGGTCAGTTACTCGGTGTCTACACCGAAGCCCTCGACGACACCAACAACGCGGCAATTGCGGCGTTCAATTCGTTCCGCCCCGGTTTCGCCGTGGGCGCGGGACTGAGTTCCATTGTCAAAATCAATGGCATCGCTCGCAAGATCGCCACCTCCAGTACGGTGACGCTGACACTTGGCGGTACAGTAGGCACGACGATCGCCAATGCTTACGCGAGTGACAACCTCAACCTGGGTTCCCAGTGGTTTATCCCCGGTCCGATCACCATCCCGATCACTGGCACGGTCGACATCGTAGCGTACTGTACCCGGCAGGGTGCGATCCATGCCGCACCCGGTACGATTATCAACATCGACACGCCGATACCGGGGTGGCAGACAGTCACCAACGCCAATCCGGCGGTGCTCGGTATCCCGATCGAGACCGATGCGGAGCTACGCCGCCGTCAGCAGAAATCGACGGCGAACCCCGCCGAGACCGTCCTGTCTTCGATCCAGGGTAATCTCTTGGCGCTGCCTACGGTGAACCGGGCGCGGGTGTACGAGAACGCCACTTATCTGACGGATGTTAACGGCATTCCGGCGCATAGCATCGCCGCCGTGGTCGATGGTACCGATTCACAAGCCATCGCCACCTCGATCTCGCAGACCAAGCCGCCCGGTGTTCCGACCTACGGCAATGTCACTGTCACCGTGATTGACCAAGCGGGTATCCCGCAGACGATCCACTACTTCCAGATGGTGGTCGAGGAAATCTTTGCGCTGATCCACATCAAGGCGGTGCAGGGTTACTCGGATGCGATCGGCCAATACGCCCAGGCTTCGGTGTCCCAGTACATCAACAACAAGGAGATCGGTGACGATGTCCTGTTGGGTGACATTTACTCGCCAGCCAACCTCGACGGTGACGCGGCGACCGAAGTTACTGGGCTGCCGCAATCGTCGCTCGACCCGCTCGGCGCGACGTATTCCGTCCAGGCACCCAATGGGCTGGCACTGGCGCGCAGTGACGCAATAGTGACTGGCGGTCCGTACACCGGTAACGCGGTCAATGTCTTTAATCCGGGGCTGTTTTTCCAGGGTGAGGTGATCTGGCTGACGCTCAACACCAATACCTACATGCAGACGACGATCATGAATGTCACCGGCACTGTAGTCACTTTCGCCGACAGCATCCCCGCCGGTTCGACGGTGCAGCCCGGTTCTCGGATTTACGGGGTCGCCGATGTGCCGATCGACTTCTATGGCGCGGCCTACTGTGACCCTTCCGATGTAACCATATTGGTGACGTAAGATGATCGATGGAACCGAACCCCCGCCGGATCGTCACGGTATCGCTGACATCAGCGCGTATCTCGATGATGTTACTTCGGAGCACAACCAGCAACCGAACTATGTCGAGATGCTCATCGCGCTGCTACAGCCGTTTGGTGACATCACATGGCTGGAGACACACTTCTTCCAGTACTACGATCTCGACCTCGCGATCGGTGCCCAACTCGACGCGGTCGGCGAGTGGGTGGGCCGCACCCGGTTCCTCACCGTACCGATCAACGCCTACTTCAGTTGGGACATTGTCGGGCTGGGCTGGAACCAAGCCAATTGGAAGCGCCCGTTCGATGCCGACACCGGGATCGTCGCGCTCGATGACGAGCACTACCGTATCCTGTTGCGCGCGGTGATCGCGGCAAATCATTGGGATGGTACTATTCCGGGTGCGTACGCCACCTACGAGAAGCTCTTCGCCGGGACCGGTTTCACGATCGGGATACAGGACTTCGGTGACATGACGATGGGGTTGATCCTCTTCGGCCCGCATACACCGGATCAGATCACTCTCGCGCTGTTCGACACCGGGGAACTCGACCTCAAACCGGCGGGGATCGGCATGGATCACTACTACCCGACCGTGTGGCCCGGTGGTCCCGGCGGCACGCCGGTGTTTGGTTTCGATGTCATGGACACTTCGATCGCAGGGTGGGATGTCGGTGCCTGGGCAACGACTGAAGCCCCGTTTGTGTCCTCATAACGAGGGGGTAGGCGATGGCACAAAATGACTTCCTGACGTTCGCCACGGGTGCTGGTGCCAACGTCCAGGATCAGGCGACTTGGTACGCAAACCCCACGCGGTCCACCGGCTTTGTCGGTGGGTTGGCCAAGTCGATTGAGGCGAACAAGGCGATCCGTCAGGGTGCCTTTGTCGCAAGCTCGGTGTCCGAGTGGGTCAACGAGCAATTAGTGACAATCCCGATCTACGATGACGGTAACGTTTCGGAGTGGGTCGCCAACTTCGACGCGGCGATCGTCCACCGGATCAACAGCATAGTCGGTTCCAGTGTCTCCGGTTACCTGCCGTTAAGCGGCGGTACTTTGTACAGAGGCGGCGCATCCCTCATTTTGAATATCAACGCAGATACTGGTCAGTATTCCGGTATTATATTTAACGCGGCTGGTCGCCATTCCTACCGGATTGATGTCAACCCCTCCGGGAACTTTGAACTTGTCGATCACTCGACTGGTGTCGCGGGTTTGTGGATCGACACCGGCTCGAATGTCGGAATACCCAATGCGGTGACAATTGGCGGTTTTGCCAGTCTCAATAATGGTATGACAGTTCAGGGTGGCGCTAACTTTATGAGTGCGGTTAATTTGCTTGTGGGTGGTGTAACCACAGCACTGTATATTCCGTCAGCGGGCGGCAACGCCGTCATCAATGTGGCGAACGGCGGTATCACCACTTCGGGAACTTCGTGCTTTGGTGGCCAAGGTATCAATTACGGGTCTTACAACTCCACATTCGGTAACCATAATTTTGCTTTTGGTTGGGATAATGTCGGACTGCACGCGATTGTCGATGGAGCCGATCAAGGTCCGGTTAGCTTAGGTTCCGTACACGGTCAAGCGAGCTTTTTTAGTCCTGGTTCCTTTAGTTGGACATGTCCTAACTACGTCAACATGGTTTTCATCAGGTGTTGGGGCGCTGGTGGTGGTGGTTCAGGTAGTACCGCCCCAGGCTCCGCAGACTCAGACCCATCCCATCACGGGTCATCCGGTGGCGGCGGCGGTTACAGCGAAGGATGGATGTACGTGACTCCTGGTGGGGTCTATGGTGGGTATGTGGGTGCTGGTGGCGGCAATGCTGCTAATGGCGCTGCGGCGGGTAACGGTCAAGACAGTGGTTTTGGTCCCTGCACTGCTCACGGCGGTACAGGAGGAAGCTCGGGACCGGGACTGGGTGGCGGCTCGTCTGGTGGTAGTTTTGGCGTGCAGGGGCAGGCGGGAACGGATTTAGACGGTATCAATGCAATGGCTATGGGTGGAGCCGCCGGTGGCGGCGGCGGACTCGGTGGCATCATGAATGCCAGTGGTTCCTTCCACGACGCGACCCAGCCGGGTGGTGGCGGCGGCGCAAACGACTACCAGAATTGGGGCACCAGCGGCGCAGCGGGCGGTGTTGTTCTATGGTGGTAACGGTGAACCTGGGTAGAGAGGTGACACCATGAGCGGCGGAATGCAGGGTTTCTATTACGGCGGGTACCCGTGGAAGGATTTCGGTATCCTGACGGCGGCGGACCTCAATGCTGCTATTGCTTTGGCACTCCAGGGTTCCGGGATCACGTTACCGCCGATCCCGCCGGGAAGCATCACCAGTGATAAGCTGGCGACACCGTGGGTGATGATCGGTTCGACGCAGGTTATTCTTGGTCAGACACCAGGAGTAACGACCCTCAGTGGGCTTGCCGATCCGACCAACCCACAGGATGTCGCCACCAAACACTACGTCGACACGGTCACCGCCATACCGGATGGAAGTATCACCAATGCCAAGCTGGCGCACTCTTCCATCACGCTTGGCACCACGACGATCAACCTTGGTGACACGGTAACCACCTTTACCGGTATCTACGATCCGGTGGGTGATCTCGATGTCGCCAACAAGCACTACGTGGACGCGCACGCAGGTTCAGGCGGTGGTGGTGGTGGCATCCCCGATGCACCGGCGGACGGTAACACTTACGGACGGCACAACGCGGCGTGGGTACCCGTTCTAGGCGTTGTCAGCGGTGTCGCCAGTATGAGCGGGCAGCTTGTCGTTACGCATAGCGGTACCGGACCGCCCGTCAATTCCGGTACTACCCAGAGCGCCGGTCTTGTCACTCGTATGGCCGATAACACCGGTTTGATACTGGATATGGGAGGCAATGACGGCAGCGGGTTTTGGTTGGATGTCACCAACAGCAACGACCTCAGCCAGCACTATCCATTGTTACTCAACCCGCTCGGCGGTCAGGTGCATGTCGGCGCGGGCGGTCTCGTAGTCGATGGCAATAGCTTGTTTCTTGGTTCGTTGACAGTCGCG